TTTTTAATTTACGGAGCAACAAATGACTAAGAAACAAATAAAAGTGCGTGAGACAACAGTCTCTCCGTATGATTTTAACCGAACATTGAAAGATGTTAAGGGTCACATAGATTTCTTAATTGCATCATATGGCGAAGATGCAGAATTAGAGTGGGATGGAAATTTTCACTACGACTATGATTCATCACCGTCACCGCACTTCGAAGTAAATATTCGCCGCGAAGAAAATGACACTGAATACAACAAGCGTTTGCAAGACGAAGCAGAGCGTAAAGTAACAATTGAAAAGCGTGAAGCAGCCGAATTTGCAAGATTACAGAAAAAATTTATGGAGAAGAAATAATGGGCTCATGGAATGGAACTTGCGCAGTATCAAATTTGTTTGTAACATCTGGTACAGAAGTTGCTGTATTCTTGTTGTTAGAAAACAAGGAGAAGAAAGATTTCTGTTATGGTAATGCACTATACGACATGTGTCCAATTCCTTTCTATGGGGAATATGATGATTATGGCGGGGTAGAAAATTGCTCTGGATTCGGTTTACCGATTGTAATGAATGCATTAAAGGCCCAATTGTATGAATTTGGCCAAGGTCCGAATTCGTGTCACGACATAGAAGTAAATCGTGGCAACCTGGATATAACAAAATTGTTTGAAGCTGATCACGAAGGGCGACTCGGCATACAGTGCTTCCGCCCACATAATGCTGACGCATATGATCACAGCGAACTTTCTAGAATGAGAGATGGTGACGGACTGACATCATCACAACAGTTTGAATTAGATCGACTAGCTGCAAAAATTAAACAGGAAGATACTTTCCGCCGTGTCACCCATGTCATCATTCACGGTAGCGTGTTTAAGGATATACTAGATAAATGGTATATCGAAGATTATGTAGGCGATGGTAAAGGTGATACAGGATATCAAAATAATTACAAGCATATCTATTTTAAAGACTTAGTGGATTCTATTCCCACACATGTCGAGAATTGTAAAAAGATAGTAGAAGCCGATAAGCTAGACACTGATCCAGTACATAGATCTATGTCTAGATTACTTAGACGATTTGGTTCTTCTGACACAGAATCATGGAATAGTCCGTGCCTCTCTACTAAGTGGCTTGTATCTTTTGATCGTGGATCATCCATGGCATTCGGGCTCATTGAAGTGAAGAAACATATAAATGATTATGCCGAGAAGGAAGACTGGGCAGGTATGACAGCATTTATCGAAGAAGCATTAAAAGGTGCATGGATTAATTCATTCATGACACATGTAAATAAACTTTGGTCAAAGCAAACTAGTGCCGGGCAAGATACAAACATGACAGGATTTATGTTACTTAATAAGTCTATCGAAGATACACTAACGGCATATCGTGTTCGATACGATATGGACGAGTAACCGCTTGCTCATATTAAAGATTTCAGTTATAATTAGTTTATAGTAAATTTAAGGAAATAAAATGAAAGCATTAAACTTTAATACGAGTAGCTGGCACTTTCTGTTAGCAACTAAGATTGCAAAATATCGACCACTAACTGCCGATGATGAATATGGCGACGATGCTGCCGATATTTGCACATATACAAAGCATGTTGTTGGCGGGGCAATACTGATGGCATTAATGGCATTAGCACTTGCAGTTGTCGGTTATCTGTTTTTTAACCTTGCGTTTGCAATTGGCTTCAGCTTAGTTTATCATATGTGGTTAGGTAATGATTTAGCAGTGGCTACAATCGTAATTCTGATGGCATTATTTACCATGTTCTTAATCGGGACCATTGTTTGGAAGATATCAGATTACCGGTATGATAAAAAGCGCGCCAAAATGTATGATGCAGATGGTAATTATATCCATCCAGAAAATAGAATTCCGGAACAAGATAGTTTTGTTAAACATGCATACAAGAGCTGGAAGGGTAAATTCTGTGTGCCAATCAACTTTGTGAGTAAAAATGAAGAACACGACGAAAACATCCGTTCCGGTGGACCAGACGGTACAAGAAACTGAACAAGGCAAGCGCAAGAGACTGATGCGTGAAGAATGTAACTGGCAGCATATCGGTAATGTAGATTGGGATGATTTAGATTTTTACTTAACGAAGTGTCATAGTAAGAAAGATAAAGCATCCTTTGATACTGCGCTTCGTATCCTGGAAGCATTAAAAGAACAGACACTGGGGAAGAAATGAAATTTTCGAAACTACTGCTTGAGTATTTACGTCTACGAGACGATGAAAATGATGATACAGACGACGAACCATTTATGCGTGGTATCGCCCGCAGGGCGCGTATGGAAGAACTTTTAATAGAGATGGACAACTTTTTGGAACAGAAATGAAAACAGTAAAAGGTAATTTAATTGATTTAGCCGAAGCTGGCGAGTTTAATGTAATCGTGCAAGGGTGTAATTGCTTTAATACAATGGGCTCTGGATTAGCAAAGGAAATCCGTGCTCGTTATCCAAAGGCATACGATGTTGATTGTGAAACTAATGCAGGTGATCGTACCAAACTTGGATCGTATTCGACTATGCTCGGTAAACTATTTAATATTGTAAATGCATATACACAATACGGATATGGCCGCTTCAGTGAAGACGACGATCTTTTTGAATACGAAGCATTCGCATTGATTCTAGAAAGATTACAAAAGCAATATAAGGGCGTAGGTCGGTTCGGTCTCCCTTTAATAGGTTGTGGATTAGCTGGCGGGGATAAAACTCGTATCGTCGAAATGATTGAAGATTTTGCTAAAGCAGTTGAAGCGGATGGTGGAACAGTAACAATAGTAGAATTCGGCTAACCTGTTGACACAATCTAACACAATCAATATAATACATACACATTAACAATACAGAAAGAAAAACATGTCATACTACCTGAAATCACAAGAAGTGCTTTGGCCAACAGCAGAAGGCCAGTACGATGTGCGCGATGCACTTCCAGTTGGTACATATACAGTTGGCGCACATCCGGAAAAAGGTTGGTACCTGAAACCTATCACCGAATTTCAGATCACTGGTAAAATCTACGGTAATACAACTGAGCGCGCCGAGCGCATCTTAAATACATTCGACAATCGTCCAAGCAGCACTGGCGTATTATTGAACGGTGAAAAAGGTAGCGGCAAAACTATGCTTGCTAAAATGATTTCACAAAAGGCTGCTGAACAGGGTATTTCCACATTGGTTATCAATACACCATTTACTGGCGACGGGTTTAATACATTCATCCAACAGATTGATGAGCCGTGTGTCATTGTATTCGACGAATTCGAAAAAGTGTTTGACGAAGAACAACAAGAAGCGACACTGACTTTGTTGGATGGTGTATATCCATCCAAGAAATTATTTATACTTACAGTGAATGACAAATATCGTGTCAATCAACATATGCGTAATCGTCCCGGTCGTATTTTTTACAGTATCGAATACAAAGGCTTGGATGCAGCATTCATTGAAGAGTATTGCAATGATGTGTTGGATAATAAATCACACATTCCACAAATTGTGCGTCTGACTCTGATGTTTGAATCGTTTAACTTTGACATGCTTAAGGCTTTGGTCGAAGAAATGAATCGCTACAAAGAGTCACCGAACCAAGCTCTGGAAATGCTTAATGCTAAACCAGCTGACAATGGCCATGCAAGACATCACATCAGCGCATTCAGGGACGGCAAAGAACTTGATGCTGGTACATACTGGCCAAATCAATATCGTGGCAGCCCACTGGCACAGGATGAATTCACAATGGGGTTTGATGTTGTTGTTGATGAAGACGGCGGCCCGTCCACTTCAGACGAAGTGTTGATCACTCAAGCCAACTTGAAAAAGATTGATGCTGAAGACGGAACATTTACTTACATCATCAATGAAGATAAACCTAATACTACTGTTATTGTTTTCACTCGCGAAAACTTTAATAAAAAGCAGTATAATTGGTTGGATGCATTCTGATTGACAATAAGGCAGCAATGCCTTATAATTACTGCATTAACAAAGGTAAATGAACAACCTTAATGTTCATATCAACTAAAGGAAGTTATTATGTTTCGTAAAATTTTTGTAGCATTTATGCTCCTAGCAAGTATGCTAACAGCATTCGCAGCACCTTCCCCGGCAGTGATCGAACGGGCTTTATCTGCCGGGCAATTGGGCCAGGCTCGTAATATGGTCAATCAAGTATTGGCAGAACGGCCGGATAGTGCTCGCGCACATCTGCTTAATTCATATATCATCCTGAAAATGGATCGCAATGTGAGTGCAGCACAAGCTGAACTTGATTTAGCAACAAGTTTGGATACAAAGGGTGATGTGCGAAGTTCGAATCTATATCGAAAAACTGTCAGTGAAATACAAGCAATGACAGCGCAAGCCAATGTATATACGCCGCCAACAGCTTATATTGCCCCACCCTCTTATGTTCCACGAGCTGCACCAGTTAAGGAAGAAGGTAGTTCATTCTTTTCTAAACTAATATTCTTTCTGTTACTTGCAGGCGGTACATACGGTATATATTGGATGATATTTAAAAAGAATAAGCCAACTGAAACTGATTATTCTACACAGTCTGGAACAGGATTTAGCAACAATGTGCATGATCATTCACCAATAGCACAGCGACATATGGCAGAACCACTTCGTATGCCACAATACAATCCGCCACCTTACCAACCTACATATCAGCAACCTGTTCAGAACAGTGGGCCGTCAGCATTAGGCACAGGTGCAGCAGTAGTGGGCGGTGTAGTGGTCGGATCCTTACTTGCAGATTCGTTGTTACATCGTTCACAACATACTCGCGACGATGACTCCGATTTAGTTCGCCGACGTCGCAACCGCGATGACGAAACATTTAGTTCGTCGACAACAAACAGCACGTGGGAAGATCCTACACCAGCGCCGTATGTTGCACCTACTCCGTCTTATAATCCATTTTCGAGCAGTAGCAAAGACGACGATGACGATAATAGTAGTAGCTCACGTAGTAGCTCATCGAGCAGCGATTACTCGAGTAGTTCGTCAAGTGATTATTCGAGTAGTTCAAGCAGCGATAGTTCTTCGAGCAGCGATTCGAGCAGCGATAGTTGGTAATTACCGTTTGACAGTTAGTTAAACCTAACATATAATAAAGGTACATTGTAAAAGATGTACCTTTTTTCTTATAAGGCATAGAAATGAAAGTTGTTGCATATAAATGTCCATACACTGGTAAACTGTTTGATGAAACTGATAAAAAATCATATCTAGCATGTGTGCGGCATAATCGTTCAATAATTAACGAAGAAAAGAAGTTCGCAACAATTCGTAGTGATTTTGAAGCATGGTTAGCGGCTGAAAAACTTACTGTTAAACATGTTAACGAAATTGGCCCATGGTTCTTAAAAAATCAACAACGCATAATGGATGCAACGAATACTATCATATTCGGTCATTATAATAAAAACGATCAGACTAGATTTCTTCCAACAGACGAATTCACAAAAATTTCCATTAATGCACAATATAACCCATCTGTATCTAATACGCACCATTGTCCAAAGGGCGGTGTAACTAATTGGGGGTCAAAGGCTAATCTGCCCGCAGGCTACAAAGGATGGCGTGGCCGGATTAGCGGTACGTTGATCCGCGATCCAAAAAATAATGGATGGTATCCGTATGATAGTGCCTTACGTTTAGTTCATATACATACAGGATCTGGCGGTGGCGGTAATGTGGGGTGGGGATATGAATTATATATATTTCTAGATGATTGGCCGGGTCTGCAAGACACGATCGATAAGATGGAACAAGATCAAATTGTTGCAAAACTGAAAGGCATAAAATGAGTATCGAAAATGAATTTGGCAGCATCCTTTGGTGTAACGAGGACAATCATGATAAGGTTTGGGGTTATTTTTTACGGCCAACTGCTGTAACAACAAGCCGCTGGGGAGACTATCCTACGAAGAATACGGGGTGGAATTGCTGCGTATTTTGGGCACGCCGCGGCAAAGCTATGCAATTTAAGGCTAATGTAACTGGCGTCGAACTTGACAAGCTTGTTAGGTCAAAACAAAAGAAGGGTTATGAAAAGATTAGTCAACCGAAGTTGTTCGAAATTTGGCCAACCTTTATCGAAGAAGCAGAAGGTAAGCTAATGTGGGAAGTATTGGCCGGGAATGTAAAATGAAATATAAAGCTGATAAAGAAGAATATGCCGATTGCATCGGATATGCTCTACTTAACGATAGTGTCGAAGATACAATAACAAATTATTTTAAAGAAGAAGGTTTGCAAGTGTCGTTGATTGAACGACATGAGAATGCCGACGATAAAGATGATTATAACCAACCTTATAAACTATGGTATATTGAACAGAAAGGTCCGCATACGGATGTCTGTTACTTTCGATTATACAAAGATAATTCGTGGGTTACAATTTGGGGTTAAACCACTTGACGTAATTTAGTAAATGCGGCATAATACATACATACAGAGCAGTAACACAAAGAAGTTTTTAATTTTAACCACTGGAGAAGTAAAAATGGCAAATGCATTAGACACACATCGCACCGAACGCCCACGTGACGTACGGACTTTAATCACACGTTGCATGAAGGTTGGACGTCCTGTAATGATCTGGGGTCCTCCAGGTATCGGCAAGTCCGAACTGATTGCAGAAATTGGCTTAGAAACAGGTCGTCCAGTTATCGACATGCGTTTGTTACTGCTGGAGCCAACAGACATCAAAGGTATTCCATATTTCGACCCAGACACAAAGACAATGAAGTGGGCACAGCCTGCAGATTTGCCAACCGAAGGCGGATTGTTTGCAAATGCAATCTTGTTCTTGGACGAAATTAATGCTGCTCCGCCAAGCGTCCAGGCTGCTGCGTACCAATTGATTTTGAATCGTCGCGTTGGCGAATATCACTTGCCAAAAGGTGTGTCAATGGTTTGCGCAGGTAATCGCGATAGCGATAAAGGTGTTACATATCGTATGCCAAGTCCGCTTGCAAATCGGTTGGTTCACGTTGAAATGACTGCGAACTTTGAAGATTGGCAAAAATGGGCAATCGGCGAGCGCATTCACGCTGACGTGGTTGGATTCTTGTCACACCACAAGCAAAAATTGTTTAACTTTGATTCCAAGAGTCCAGACAAAGCATTTGCAACTCCGCGTTCATGGGTGTTTGTGTCACAATTGATTACAGACGAATTGCCTGAGTCAATGAATACAGCGTTAGTCGCTGGCACTGTTGGCGACGGTTTGGCGACAGAATTTGCTTCACATCGCAAAGTGGCTGCTCGTATGCCTAAGTCGGAAGATGTATTGTTGGGTAAAGAGAAGAAATTGACCGTCAATGATTTGAGTGCAATGTATTCTCTGACTGTATCAATGTGCTACACATTGAAAGAATGGGAAACAAAGACAAAGACGAAAGAAGACGGCATGACTGTTGACTTGTGGCACGAATGCGTTGATAACTTCTTTTCATTCATGATGGAAAACTTCCAGACTGAAATGACAGTGCTTGGTGCGAAAACTGCATTGCGTGATTATGCATTGCCGATCAACCATCGTCAACTTAAGACATTTAAGGACTTCCATCAGAAGTTCGGCAAATACATCTTGGAAGACTGACGCTATTAAGAATTAAATTTTAATAGTTAAATCCTATAAAGCCCTGTAAGTTACAGGGCTTTATTTTTATCGAAATTTTGGCAGAATATTGACTTTACACGATAAACATGCTATATGTATATTACATGGAGAGCGCAAATTATGCCAAGATTAATTAAATCACACAAATGTGAAAACACAATATGCAACAATATTACATCGAAAAATAAATATGGTAATTATATGTTATATTGCTGTAAAGACTGTAAATCAATTTCGACCAAAGCTAAATTTGCAATCACTTATGCTAATAAGGATATGAATACAATTTTAGAAAAACGCCAAGCAACTAACATAGAAAAGTATGGTGTCGACAATGTGTCTAAGACTACTACAGTAAGAGCACAATTAAAAAAGACTACAACGCTGACAGCAACGATACGAACTGCTAAAACCAAAGTAACTAATTTATTAAATCACGGTGTCGAATCTACAAATTCATTACAATCAGTAAAGGATAAAAAGAAAGAATCCTTTTTGGAAAAATATGGAGTAGATCATCAATTAAAAATTCCGGAAATTGCTGCATCTGTTTCTAAGAAAAATACAGACAATGCAGTTGACAGATTAGCAAAGGCAACTATCACAAATATTGACAGGTATGGTACCGAAAATCCATTATCAAATAAGGATGTGCAAAATAAAAGAACAGACACTATGATCGAACGATTCGGCGTAGAGAATGCATCACAGAATCCCGAAATACATGCCAAAAAAGTTAAGAATGGATATAAATCTAAGCAGTATATTATGCCATCCGGAGCGATCATATTTTTACAGGGGTGGGAAAATAAAGCATTAGATGATATGTTGAAAGAATATACGGAAAAAGAAATTAGCACAAAAACTGCAGAAATACCCAGAATCACTTATTATGACGATAATGGAAAGAAACATTATTATTTTCCGGATTTTTATATTGCAAAGGATAATTTGATTATAGAAGTAAAATCCGAGTGGACATATAATAAAAATGTACCAAGGCATAATATGAAACGCGATGCATGCCTTGCACAGGGCTATAAATTCAAATTTATGATTTACAAAAAGACCAATGAATACACAGAATTATTATCGCATTGACTTTTTATATAATTGTGCTATACTACATGTATGACACGATACACTCTTAAAGTATGCTATGGATCAGAACAGATAGAACGGTTCGATCACAGAAGCCCTGCTAAATTACAAAGCATTCTTACTCGACCGAGTTACTACTGTGCCGGGCAAGATGGCCCTTTTGGTACACTAGTGAAACATCCGGACACTTTTGAACTGTTTAATCCTCTTATGGAAAAGATACATCGTGGAAATATTAAAGAAACGGTTGCATTCGTTAAGACACTAAAATGACAACCGCGTGGGCTCACTTACCAAATGCAATACATATTGATCGGGTGTTAGCATCACTAGTGTCAAATCCGATGATATGGTCAAAATCAGTATTTACGGCAGATGAAAAGGCAGTATTTGCAGCATGGCAAATCATGAAAGCTGAGATACAAATTATGTCGCGTGAGTTGATACAATCTATGGCGTGGAATGCAGCATTAGCGTCGATACAACAAACACGCGGGAATAGCATATCGTGGTATAGTGCGTGGGATGCAATTTCATGTTTTATCGCATACGACGATTGTGCATATATATTAGATTCAGCAATTGATGAGATTAAATTACTTGCTATACTAGGTGATACGAAAGCTATGTGTCTGTTACAAGCATGTATTGTTTTTAGCGAAGAAATGAGTTAGCATGACAACCGCATGGGCTCACTTACCAAATGCAATACATATTGATCGGGTAGTTGCTCTGGCAAAAGCATATCCAGATGTTGATTTTGAGCAACCTGATCGATATGATGCAGCATTTATAATAACATGGCGAGAAGCATATGAATCGACAATGAACAGTGGTAGGTTCGAAATATGCTCGACAGCACGGTATTTACTTAAAATGAACTATTGGTCCAGTGATGCATTAACATGCCTGTGTGCGTATGATGATTGCGGATATATGATGGGATCAGAGGTAGGTGAATTAAAGATACTTGCTGCATTTGGTAACGGTAGGGCGATACTATTATTGCCAGCTGTAATCGCGTTCGAATCAATTAAAGGAAAGGGATGGTATAATCGTGCTGAAATACAATACGCTGCTAACATCGATTAAACACCCGTCGGTTATAGTTAAGGTCGGACAAGGTTACATACAACACGAAATCCAGTACTACTTCATAAATAATACAGAAGATATGAAAGTGGGAAAATTAGTAAGTGAAGAATTTATAATGGAAAATTTTAAGGTAATAAAATGAGTATTACAGATAACAGAAAAGCCTTCCACGACTACTTCATAGAAGAGCAGTATGAAGCTGGGGTGATGTTAGAGGGGTGGGAAGTGAAGGCGATCCGTGCGGGTAATGCACAGATCAAGGAAGCCTATGTAATTATCAAGGGTGGCGAAATCTTTCTATTTGGCGCACATATTACCGCTCTATCAACTACCTCCACTCATGTTACGACAACTCCGACACGCACACGTAAATTATTGCTACATGCTGCTGAGATTAAAAAGTTGATTGGCAAGGTCGAAAGAGCAGGCTATGCCTTAGTGCCGCTTAACTTACACTATGTAAATGGTCGTATAAAGTGTCAAATAGGGCTCGCAAAAGGCAAAAAACAGCATGACAAGCGTGAGTCTGAGAAGGATCGGGATTGGCAGCGTGAGCAACAAAAAATAATGAAACAACGATAGGGGTAATAAAATGATAGTACCAGAATATTACATTATAGATGGGCACACCAAAAAAACTGTAATCGATGATGTGACAGCACATTTGCAACAAGGATGGACATTACATGGCGACTTAGTAGTCACAAGTGTATTAGTAGGTAATTCGATTATAGTTCGTTATGTACAGGCATTATTCAGGAATGTTGATGTTCCAGGTGCATGGGGATAGTTTTCCTATAGACAAAATAGCAGTGACGTTATATAATACAGACAACACACAAGGAGCTTGACATGGCAATTGATAACAGTAAAGAAGCAGTCTTAGAACAACTTACACGGGCACGGATCTCTTTGCTCTTGCAACAACCGTTTTGGGGAACATTAGCAACTCGTTTGATTCTTAAAGATGCAACAGACGATGACTGGTGCCCAACCGCTGCAACAGACGGTCGCTATTTCTATTACAACAGGAATTTTATTAGTAAGCTTAGTAAAGCTGAATGTATCTTCTTAGTTGCACACGAAGTTGAACACTGCGTATATGACCACATGAGTCGTCGCGGAAGTCGCAAACCTAAAATGTGGAATGCTGCGGCAGACTATGTTATCAATTACGAATTACACGAACACAACATCGGCAAGCTTCCAGATCCAAAGACTTCTGGTGTACAGGCATGCTTTGATGACAAATATAAAGGCATGTTTGCTGAAGAAGTTTACGAGTTGTTATTAAAAGATCCAAACAGCAATTGGCCGGAGTTCGATGTGCATTTGGAACCAGGCGATGGCAAGGGTGAGCCGATGACAGAAGAGCAGCGCAGAGTTTTGGGCGATGAAATTCGTTCAGCAGTAATGCAAGCTGCAAAGGCCGCTGGCGCAGGAAATACACCGGGTGGTGTCAAACGCATGTTAAAGGATTTGGTTGAGCCACAGATGGATTGGCGCGAAATTCTTAATATGAAAATCCAGTCAATGATTAAGAATGACTTTACATGGAGCCGTTGTTCACGTAAGAGTCAGGCTAGCGGAATTTATTTGCCAGGTATGAAAGAAGATGTTCGTGTTGAAGCTGCTGTATCAATCGACTGTTCCGGTTCTATGGGCGAAGAGATGTTGCGCGACTTGCTTAGTGAAGTTAAAGGCATCATGGAACAATTCCAAGATTTCAAACTGCGTGTTTGGTGCTTTGACACCCGCGTGTATAACGAAGTAATGTTCACGCCAGATAACATTGACGAAATCGATACATACGATATCAAGGGCGGTGGCGGTACTGATTTCATGTGTAATTGGACTTACATGAAGGAAAACGATATCCAACCAGAACGTTTTATCATGATGACAGATGGTTATCCATGCGGTAGCTGGGGTGATGAAAATTGGGTAGACACACTGTTCCTTATCCACGGCGACCCAAGTCATCGATTGGTTGCACCGTTTGGTATGACAGCATGGTACGAAGCGCCTAGTAAGAGATAATATAAAACATATACTACTTGCAACAATGATTGTAGCTGTATTTGGGTTGCCCGATGTGTCAGGCTTACCTTGCAAACAACAAACTAGATAACACTTGTAGATTCGTCTATTTCCTGCGAATCTACAAGGTTAGTAACGAATCTTAACAACACATAACAAGGACTTTAATGAACACTTACATGTTGCCGACTAATGATGATTTTATAGAAGAAATCGCCAAATCTGTCGCCAAGGAACGAATACTCAGTGATTTACGAGAAACAATGGGGGCATCACCCGGAATAAGTGCCGAAGCAAAGTCAACGTTAGAAAATACATTTATCGAAGTTTTCGAAACTATCTGGGCGGGTATTACAGCGCAGGATAAACGACAGCGCGATTTGTATATAGCAGATGCTAGAGCGGCTGTTTCAGCAATAAACCTAAAGTTGATGTTTCTTGATTAAATAAAGGATAAATAACATCAATATAAGGTATATTGATGTCAAACTCTTTATTTTTTAAAATCAAAAACAGTGTTACAACAGATAAGCGATTACTACTAGAAATCTTTTTTAAAGACTGGGTAGACGAGTCGTGTAATAATGAAGTTAAATACAAAGTCGAGCGAGATGAACAATCGGGTATTGTGCCAATGCATGAAACATTTCGAGTAGATTTCGATCATCGCGAGGATGCTTTAGCAATTTGCCTCAAAGGCGTCCCGCAAGAATTTCAATCATATCTAGAAATAGTCAGGTAGACTTTAGTTTACATTTATCGCCATGCCACTGCGTATGATTAGCAATGTCTACAAGTTTCTTACAATAAATACATTCTTGTTTAGTGGTAATTCTATCTACAAAATCTGGATGTGATTTACATTTTACTCCGTGCCACTTTGTTAAATTCATCAAAGAAGTTTCATTTTTACAATATATACAGCCTGCTTTAGCCATGGTCTTACCTTTCCAAATTGCACCAACAATCTGTTTCTGATAATCTGAGCGCGGACCCGTAGATACCCCGGTCCGCGCTATAGAAATCTTTTGTTTATGTTCTTCAGATTTAGGTTTTCGCATATTATTTTTATGTTCTTCGGATTTAGGCTTATTTAAGTTTCCGTGTTCAATCCATTGCCTTTTAAGTGCGCAATATGCACGTGATTTTACCTTAACTCTTTTCTGATTTTTATTACCCATAGTTGCAATCATCCAAGCCGCTTTGATCATTTTAGACCTATGGTCTCCTATAGTCATTCGTGGAAGAAGCATGTGACAAACGAAGTGCTCTTTGGCAGTTAGTTTAACTATATTAATCGGGTCATTTGTGCCACCTAATGACTTCGGTATAATGTGATGTTTTTCAAAATACCCGATGTGGTTGACTCTTGCAATTGCGGTTGCTATAATGTTGTTATACCAAGTAGTATATTTGTTGCATAAATACATAATAAATTCCCTAACTATATGTAATAGTTATTTATCTAAGGTACTACAAAATGTCCGACGTTTTATTATTAAATGCAGATGGCCAACCACTTTCGCATATCCCATTGTCAATAGTTTCTTGGCAAGTGGCAATGCGTCTAGTCTTTCTAAGTAAAGCAATTGTCCTTAAAGATTATGACGACTGGTCGATTAGATCGCAGTATCTAGAAATTAAGGTACCGTCAATAATTATCATGGCTAAACAAGCTAAGTGGAACAAGACATTAAAATACAGTCGCAATAATGTTTACCTTCGTGACGATTTTACTTGTCAACTCCAGTCAACTTGGAAATGTAAGGAATTGAATGGTAAGGTAAAACTTGCTGCTTTAACTCTTGACCATGTAATTCCCCGGTCCCACGGTGGTAAAACTAATTGGCTGAATGTATGTACCTCTTGTCAGGATTGTAATAGTGAGAAAGGTGCTGACAAGTCTATTGTGCCTAAGAAGAAACCACACAAGCCATCTTACTATGAAATTTTAGCTAAGAGAAAGACGTTGCCGATACATATCCGTGACGAAGCTTGGAAGGATTATATCGGATGGCCGGATGAATTGGTAAAGGTCATACCACAACCCAAAGGCTATGCTTCTTAAGCAGTAACAACAAAAAGACATCCAAAAGATGTCTTTTTTGTTGATTTCTTCATATTCCGTTTAAAAAATACCCAATTTCTACCACGAAGATGGGCTGATCCTAATCGTCATCGGTAAATATATGCGTACAGAATCACTGTTCACACAATTTAATTACCGGAGAATTACAATGGCAAAAGCACAAAAGAAAGCAGTAGCAGCAGCAACACCCGAAGTAGTAGAAGTTCCAGTCACTGAAGCAGCGGCTCCTACTACATCAATCGAACCAGTTCAGCTTACTATTGCTGACCTACAGTTATTGGCTCGTGTAGTCGATTTGGCATCACGTCGTGGCGCATTCCAGGCAGGCGAGTTATCACAAGTCGGTGATGTATTCAATAAGTTATCAGGCTTCTTGGCTTACGTTGAATCGACTCAAAAGAAAGATGAAACAGCAACAGAAGCGGCCGCAGAAACAACAACAGTATAATCAAAGGGGGAAACCCCTTTAAAGGAGAAATAATATGTCAGTCGAAAACCTTCGAAAACATGTTGGACAACTTATAAACACAGGAGTTCGTGTTGCAGTTGTATTTAGAAAATTACCAAACGATGAAGCTAATTGCTTAATCGTCGAAACAGAAAGATTACCGGATAGCTATCACGATTATCTTCAGCAAACATTAAATTCCAAAGAAGCAAAGGAAACTAATGATTTCTTCGAAGTATTAAATCGCAGGACTTTCCCTGACGGACAGAATTGCCTTACAGCACTTCATCAGCGTGGATATCTTCGAAAAGAACTTGTAACTAACATCTCTATGCTTCCGCTTCCGGGTCATGTAGTTCCTTTAGCTCTTATCAATGCTACAATTGATAAGAAGGTAGACGAGTATATGAAGAAACAACAGGAAGCAGTTGTTCAACCGGTAGCTACTACTGATGCAATTGCTAATGCACTTTCATCAATTATGCCAGACCCGTCTGCTACTGCTAAAGGACTTATCCTACAAGCAGAGCTATTGGAAAAAGATGCAGCAGCAAAACGCGAAGAAGCATATGCATTGTATCCAGAATCCCGACCAGGTCGTGGTCGCCCAGCATTGCAAGAAGATGCAAAAGCACTCGCGCTCGAAGATCGTAAGATTAAACGTAGAGAAAGAGATCGGGCAAAAGCAGCCGAAGTAAGAGTAGAGAAGAAAGAAACTCTGCTAGATAATAAAGTTGCAGCCAAGCTTAAACGTGATGCAGTAAGAGCAGTTCCTAAGTAACTCACTCATAAAGCGGGCGGTTTTTAACTGCCTTCTTTCGTATAAATATATAAGAGGACTAGGAGATGAGTAACATGTCAAAGAAAGCCACAACAAGTTTCAATATAGATAACGCCATTTCTCGTATCAGCAAACCGTCTGTATTTGATCGCATAGTTAAAGAAATTGATGCTAAAGAGATTCCTTCAAAGTATGTAGAGCAGATACTTGTTCAATATTATGATGGCAATGTTGTCGAACTAAAGGGGAACGAGTTAACGCATCCTATTCCAGTAAATAAGAATGCTACATGGGAAACTATGGAAGATTCATTTAAAAAAATGCGAGATGTTCGCATATTTATAAATACGGATAAATTGGAAAAGGATATTAATAGTTTAGTTGAGAAATATCTCGGCAAACACTGTTAAGAACTAAACCGTTGTTCTAACCAATCGAAGTCATTAATCAATCCGAGCATTTCGGATTGATTAATGTATAGCTTACCAAATTCTGCGCCTTCAATTGCGCCCATCACTGCAAAATCACCAAATAAAGTTTCAGCACCTAAGGTACACCAAGCATTTAACCTATGTTCGGTTTCAGTATTATCTTGATTTGGAATCAGTTTAGAAGCAAGTTTAACACATTCCCTGAACCCACTGCGCCAAGCGGAATATGGATCGGTATTAAATCGTGTAATATTGCTAACTTCATTTATTACTTTAAAACTGTTAGATACTGATGTTGTGAAGTCTATCGGCGAACCTTTGTAGTTCAGTAATAGATCAGTAGGAAATAACTTTACACCACCATATCCATATTCTAATCCGTTCACAGGATTACGTGAATGCCATACAATAACAGATTGTAGGTCTAAAGAATGTGGTCTATAATTAAAATCGAATGTCGGTAATATATCTGCATCTGCGTCGACAACATAAAACATCGATGAGTTACTTTGTTTGGCATACTGTGCAGCAGCCATATGAGCTTCAAATATACCTTTCACATTATGCACACGTTGTATCCTAGGAATCTTTGCCCTTAGTTTTTCATAATTGGCATCAGCACCTTCTTCGTCATAACTTAAAAATACCACAGCAAACATTGGGTATGAATAAAGTCTGTCAGTGTATTGTTTTAGACTAACTTTACCATTTAAAAATTCTACATCAGTATAAGCTGTTAAATTATCTCTTATATTCTGTGTATTATATAATCGAACGGTACTATCGTTATTCCATATATGGACATAATCCTTGTCCCATACTGCTGGAGTATATGTAAAGTCGAATGTATTAAAAATTATGTCTACATCAGTTTTAATAACGTAGAAATATTCCGATGTGCAATCATCCGTAATCTGTTTTAATATATCTACAGTAAGTTCGGAATTTTCCGAATATATCTTTTTTTCAATCAATATCTGATTACATAGATGATCAGAAACGACTTCGTTCTGTTTATCATATAGTACGTATGTGCTTTGTCTCATTCAATACCTATTAAATATACTGTTATTTAGTCACTTCTGTTGACTACTATTATAATTATAGCTTATACTAGACATAACATCAAAGGATATTGTAATGAAAAATATATTTCTCGGCCTTGCTATTATGTGTATCGGGTTACCTGCTCTTGCTGAAAATGCAGATTGGAATATTACCGAAGTTCTTGCTAAAGACAAGACTGTTTCGGGTTACATTTATCATACAGGTGCAGTAGGCACACAGATAGGTGTTAAAGCAGAGAGGATGATTACTAGCCTGCGTCTAGTTTGCACTGCAAAATCATCTTCTCCCGCCAGTGTAGCTATATTTTGGGATACGATGAAAGGTAATTCGCCACAGTATTTAGAAATGCGGACCGAAAAGACAGAGTTCACTGCAAAACAATTCATACAATGGGAACAGGATGGGCCACTACTGATAAGGTCGGCACCCGAATCAAAAATGTTAGTGCAGATGTTAAAAACGAATAAGCTTATAGGGTTTACATGGTTGGATACAAATTCTATTCGACGCACAACGATGTTCGATCTTAAAGGGTTTAATGCTCATCTAACTGAATTTAACGCACTTTGCAAAACAGATATATAAATAGACATAACCCAATGGAGTAGTCAAATGAAACATGTTACCGGTAATAGACTTATCACTATTACCATGTCTTTAGTATTAACGGTTGCAACTGTTGTATGGCTTGTAACCGATGAGTCGTTCGAATATCGCCGAACCCCTATTGTGATGAAGATTGATAGTGAGGTTATATCCAGTATAGACGTAGAATTCGACGAACAGAAAATACACCTTAATGTTCATCTTATCCAACCGTCAAGTTGCGAAGATACAATTAATCTATTAGGTATAAACCATTTTGCTATAAAGACAAAAGAATACGAACCGATATGTTCGCACATTAGCAATTCATTAATACGAATTACATATAGTGAAGTAGTTCATATATGAATGATTTTGTATATGTAGAATTTATTGTAGATGCTATCGATGCAGCAAAATTAATAGAAAAACTCTGTGACCTAGGTAATGATTTTATAGTAGCCAGTTATCCAGTGGGTTTTACCAACTTGCTCGAAGCCAAACGATGCTACATAACATCGGGTAAAATAAATGCAGAGTGTGCATCAATGATCAAGCTTCGTGATCCCTTTCTATCAGACCATATGCGTATATCGTATATCTCCGATGAGCTTAAGGACAAATACAGAAGTAGATAAATAGTTGTCTATGACAACAATCGCCCAAATACAAGCATTGCCAACAAGTCCATTCGAAGGTTCGGGAATAGTAGGTATCGTAATAACATCCGGAATTCCTAGTTATTTTAAACTAACCGGTTCCAACTTAGACAGGATTGTATCATTCAACTGGTATCCAAAGAATCCTGCTAGTGTTATATTCGAAGTAAGAAAAGTTATCTTAGTCGATAATACATATGGCACCTTTATGGTAAAAGTGCTTGACAACATGCTGGATACACGGGATCGTGGAGGTCACCTTAGTTTTCAGTTAGATGACGGCACAACACTTACTGCACCAGTTTCTACATATGGTCCTGTTAGTGTAGGCCCATTATGGCAAGCACCGGCGCAAGGATTAAACACAGGTTAATTACCTGTTGACCCACTATTATACTTACAGTATAATACTAATATGAAGACACTACCTACATTAGAATTTTATGTCTATGCGTATATGCGTGATACAGATTCTATCACTGCAAAAGCTGGCACACCGTACTATATAGGTAAAGGCACGAAGAAGAGAATGTTTAATAAACATTTTACACAGCCTAAAGATCGTAGATATATAATTATACTTGAAGCTAACCTTACTGAAATTGGTGCATTTGCTATAGAGCGTCGGATGATTGAGTGGTATGGCCGCAAGGATTTAGGTACAGGTATATTAAATAACAGAACAGACGGTGGAGAAGGGTGTAGCGGCAGGATTTTGTCAGAAGAATCAAAAAAGAAAATGTCGATAGCTTCCAAAGGTAAACCAAAATCCGAAGAACACAGGAAAAAGAGTGCTGTGGCTCGAAAAGGAAAGAAATCTACAATAGAAGTTAAAGAGAAGATAAGAAAAACGAAAGAAGCAAGCCCTTATCGACATTCGGATGAATCAAAGCAGAAAATGTCGTTGTCACAGAAAGGTATTCCTCGGACTCATAAAACTAGAGGAATTCCGACTAAGCCCTTAGCAGCAATGCGGCCAGTTAAAACACCTAATGGCGAATTTATTTCTTGTGCAGAAGCAGGGAGATCTCATAATTTGAAAAAAGATACAGTAAGACTTAGATGCAAATCTGATTTGTATATTGGCTGGGAATTTTTATGAATAAATTTTTATTATTATTAATTTCTATTACGCTAACAACTAATTGTTACAGCAAACCGCATCGTAATATATCTCGACCACCTATAACAATGAGCTACTTAGTAGCAAGTGAGGACGGTACAATATTAAAGGAACAAAATAGCGATATTGTGCGACCAATCGCATCGATTTCAAAACTTCTCGTAGCGTTGCTTGCAGCAGACCAGGACCTTACCGAATCATTACCAATCCCGGTCATTAGGCAAGTTCAGAGTGCAATTCCTAGATCAACGAAAACATTGACAAGACGAGAATTATTAACGCTTGCTCTTATCAGATCGGATAATTTTGCGGCACAGATATTATGTATCAATTTGCCGAATTGTGTTGAGAGTATGAATAATAAAGCTACAGAATTGGGTATGACTAATACGCAATATAAAGAACCGACTGGATTAGATATCGGTAATGTCAGCACTGCACGTGACTTATTAAAATTACTTATGGTTGCATCACTCAACCCCGTTATAACAGATATATCTAGTAGATCTGACGCAGAAATTATTCTTGGTAGAAAACCAGTTAAAATTCGTAATACGAACCCACTCACATCTACACTCAGTATAGTGTTATCTAAAACAGGATTTACTGTCCCGGCCGGTGGGTGCCTAGTAATGATCATAAACTCGTCACTAGGGCAACGCATATTCATATTACTCGGTAGTAGGAATGCACATACCAGAATACCCGACATGTTGACATTAGTTAAGACTAAATGATAAAGATCTCTTTATATGTTCCTAGATCCGATATCCAGATAATCCGGGATAAAGAGAAGAATGCTGACTTCCGAATTAGTAACCAGGGTGTTTTTTTACATGAATATTACTTTGACATAGTATCAACAGAAGCAGAATTATTAAGCCTTGTGCTTAAATATGGCAGCGATAATGTATGGGAAAAAGTATAAGACTTACCGATTGGCAACGATTAAAGAATGTAGTATAATACATTATGATTAAGATTATATACGATATAGAGATTAACGAGAAGGAAGCGGAAATAGCATGGCTCCGTGAACAGAAGGTTTATCCTTCGTGTGTGGCTGCATTTAGTAATAAGACGGGCGCACTAATATATAAGATCGGTGTAATCGTAAATACCGAGTCAGCGTTAGCAATAAAACTTCGACACAAACTTGAATTACAGACAGAGTATAAACAAAGATGAGTATATCGACGCATTTTGTTAGGGTATTAGAAGAAGATTCGGTCAAATTATTGACATATTGTAAAATAAATAGTATCAATGTAGCTCGTTATTCGATTGATCGTGCAAATGGAATTAATACATTTTTATACATAGTTAAGACAGATATATGTGCCGTAACTGCACTAAAATTGGCTTGTAAGTTGGTGGGCATTACTCGACGACCGTTACATAAAACACAGTAACACAACACAAAAGGAAAATATCATGACAAAATTTACTATAACTATTCCAGCAGACGAAGAAGCAAAATTTAAGCGTATTGTCGAACGATTGGAGCCGAGCGAATATACAGTGATCAAAGAATTACATCCAGTCGATCTGCAAGATACACGCAACTGTGATAGGGAAACTATCATGGAAATGGATCCAGAAGCAGCTCTGACTTTCCGCCTAGGCATGAAGTTTGTAAAGATTCGCCGCGAGCGTTCCGAAGAGGAATTAGCCGAAGAACAGCGTATCAACGACCAACATACTATCAAAATTACAGTTAAGGTGCCGGGCTTACCAGATAGTAGCACACCATAATATTTTGGCGTAAGTATGCCGATTTACACTATACTCGATTGTTCGCCTAGCAATCGAAATAATATACGATATTTGCTTGATCATGGCGGAACGCATATTAACACAACTCTTATAGGTGATTGCTGGCATAGAAAATTTGTTATAGAATTGTCGGAAGAAGATGCTGTTATAATTAAGCTGACACTCGATAATATATCTATCTCTGAAGTAACATGACCTGACTGGAAGATGATCGGGAATAGACATTATGAAGACTAATCAGGTAAATAACATTATGGGATTACAATTTCTTCTTGTTACATTAGTATTAAGTGCTACTACACTAATTGCTGATAAGGTACCTGAAAAACAATCTCAACCAAAATGGCATTTAATCGAAGGTCATAAAACCGGACCTTCGAAAATGTATCTAGACGATAATAGCATAGAAAAAATTACACAAAATGGTTACACATTCACGAGTGGCTCAATATTGATTGTTGCCGATGATAAATCTAGAACAATTGTTATCGAAGAGAAGACTGTCGAATTTAAAAGTATAGTAAGACATATGGTAGTAGATTGTTCTAAGGGAAATGTGCTACCTCTCATAAATTATTACTTTGCTGTAGATAAGCCTACAAGAGAAGATAAGCCTGTTGCAGCATTCGAATATGTTCAGGATGCTAAAATAATCATACCGTTGCAAAAGAATTCACTCATCTACGAATCCTTCTGCCCTAATTATATCTGAAAATTCTACAGGATTTTCATTCTCAGATTTCCAAATCAGATTTACATTCTTGCACAGTAATCCTACGTCATTTCCGCACACATACGCCTATACATGCACATACATAGAAAATCATTGACATCTATCTAATTTATGCTATACTAAGACATGATCTCAATAACCGATAAACAACTCGAAGATATGGCTAAACGATGGCCCGATCTTTTCCAAAAATCCCAGATAGACTATTTTGAAGTAGGGTATGGATGGTATGCAATAATAGAAACATTATGTGAAATGCTATCAAGAAATGTAACACGAATTCGAGATAAAATTAGTTATCTATCAATAGACCTTTCGCCTGGAAACTTGGAAAGAATTCGTGTATACGAAGAGGAATTAGCAGAGGCTATCGAAGAACTCCCCCAAATAATGCAGGTAAAAGAAAAGTTCGGTGGATTAAGATTTTATGCATTCCATGCCGAAGGAGTAAATCGTAGTTACATCAATTTTGCCGAAACGCTATCTATGCGAACATGTGAATGGTGCGGAGCGCCCGGCGAGGCACGGAGTGACGGATGGACTAAAGTGCTCTGTGAAAAACATCATAAAGAACGTGAAAATCCAAATATCGTATTTTCCCTTACAACGGACGACGACGAATAATTTACAATAGCTGTTCAATACTCCATGTCATTCATTCAATTGTTAAATCTCAAAATTTAATCTAGATCGAAAGTCGAGTCACCGTGTTGTAAATGAACAACGAATGAGTTTGATGATACTCGGTTTTCGTATATTGGCTTTCTTATTCCGACTTTCGTATACCGATTGACATACATTTATACACCAGCTATAATTTACACATAAAGGAACTATCATGCCAAAATCTAAAATCGAAACATATGATGCGCAGGGAAAGTTAAGTGAAACTGGTTTGTATGATATCGGCGGTAACATAATTCCGGAACGATATGCCGAGTATATGGAGTATCAACGAGACTGTTATGGAACTCGTTAAATCAATTACAGATGAACTTGTCGAACTCGACCGTTCAGAAGTATTCCCGACACTTAATGCAGCTATGCAATGGGTGATGGAGAAGTATCCTAATACAGATTATCATATCCAGTATAGAATGATGCAAGGTGTCGGGACTAGGGCAATTGTTTCTATGAAAATCGCTTATAAATTGGAATCAAAATGAAAAAAACTGTATTAACATATGAAGAAATGCAGGCAGTCGTAGAGCCACTAGTCGACTCCAAGTTGTATGTAATCGACGTGCAAGAGTTAGAAGACAACGCCGGCTATACTATTCAGTGGTTGGAACATAAAACCTATGTTGCATATGATGGCGAAACTTATCCCGACGAAGTCTGGCTAACTGAAGATAATCGCCTGTTGCTAGTTCAGGATATTGATCCGGCCCACTGTCGAAATATTCTGCGTATGATACTTCGGCATGATCGCGAAAGTTTGACTTCTGAAATGAGTGACATATCTGAACATTTGTCGATACTTAAGGATGCACTTCAGGGCGTGGATGGCGTGGATGATTTGCCATTTACAATTACACCACTGCCGCGCACATTACACTGACATGATCACACTGCCGAAAGAATTCGTCACTACTAAGCATCCGGGATATTTTTGGAATATAGCAGATAAGAAATTATATTCAGTTAAGGTATCTGGTATGCTGAAGCCTCTTAAACTTACAGTGATGTGGAATCAGTATGGCCCATGCGGTAATCTCAAAGGATATAACATATCTGTGGAAGGTCGAAAACGGTTTATGGGACTTGACTACCTTAACAGCCTGACACCAACCGACGATGTATATCCAATCTGGACACAACTAGAACTTATATAAATATAAGATAGGAATAGTTGACAGGTGTAATACATCTTGCTATAATAAGACACATAAAGGAGTTATGATATGGAAACGATTAAAAACGCAGTAGATTATATGTTGATAAACACAATATATATTTACGATGCGCCGAACTGGTGTTATACTTATGTTCCTGTCATAATCGGATTTTTTAATTAAATTGAAAGAATGATCATGTTATTGCAAAAACCGAATACTGTTAAATTTGATCCTGCTAACAAAGCCCATCGTGCTGCTGTTCGTGCATTTATGGTTCGTCGGGCTTGGGGAGATTCCCACATTCGTTTTACACATGATCCGGCATACGGCAGTGTTGTAGAGCAAGTGCAAGTCAAATTGTTAAATTGGTTTATGGCACAAGAAGATAAGCCAAAGCGTAAGGTAGTTGATGTTGCAGTAGTTCCGAAAACTAAATTCGGATAAGAAAGTTCAAGGCGCCCTTAGCTCAGGGGTTAGTAGCAACCGGCTCATAACCGGTAGGTCGATGGTTCGAAACCATCAGGGCGCATTATTTTTAAGAAAGTTAGTATGACTGATAAAATAGTAATAAGCAACGGGCCGTGGCGTGTTAGCATTATCGAGTCTGAACGCGGATGGGGTTCTAAAGTCGATGAGATTATCGAGTTTGCTACAGAAGCTGAAGCTGTATCGTATGTAACCAACTATAACACTAAACACAATCCAAATCTAGGCGGACCTGTACCAGACTGGTATATGGTAGCCGAGACACCGTATAAGGTGTAAGTATCAACCAAGGGCCGCGCCTTATAACCTATTCCATGACAGTATCAATAAGTTTATATACTGTTGGTAAGCGGCAGACAATAGATATGTTGGTTGATTTGGTTCAGTGGCGCGAACAGACAGTAGAAATCATCAGGATCCGGCAATAGCGATCGGCTCTGCACTGCTTTCGTGACTGCTGTAGTAAGGGTCCATCGCAGTGGACAGATGGTAGAGTATATCCGATAACGCGCTACAACGGACGTCGGCACTATGTCTCGTGACCATCACTAATTCCTATTGACACAATATATCCTTTTGTCATATAATTATGACATGAGAACTTTACTATTGTCATTTGCTTTTATTCCTACACTACTCCAAGTAGATTATGAACCTATGGCATGTTATCCAAGTGTAGTGCAACACATAATCAAAATAGACCCTAAGCAAGAGAAATGTTTGGCGACAGCAATTTACGGTGAAAGCCGCGGCGAGTCGGACATGGGTCAGGTAGCTGTTGCATATGTTATTATGAATCGAGCCGTTAAAAAGCCCGTGTGCGATGTTGTATTGGCGCCAAAACAGTTTAGCATCTTTAACAATAATCCGTCACTCAAAGCTGCTGCAATGAGCGCACACTTGGAACCGATGCAAAAGAATGTGATAGATGAAAAGGGTTGGCAGTTGGCAAAAGATGTTGCTGCTGTTGTTATCAGAAAACAAATAGAAGATCCCACAATGGGTGCGACACATTATTTGTCACCAACTGTTATGGCACAAAAAGGTTATACATATCCAACGTGGTCGAAAGTATATATACTGAAGGCCATAATCGAGAAGCACAAGTTCTATAAAGAGGCGAAGATATGAAACTAAAATATGATCATTCAGCAAATGCAGCACATATTGATCGGGTGTTGGCTTCTGTTAGAGCACACCCGGAGCATTGGAGGTTTTCATACAACTTACCGATGACTGTACAGGAACAACTACGAGGTAGGTTGGCAGCAAGAAATGCCTGTCAATTGTTAAATGGGTTAAGTTATGAAGTATTCATGTCTACTCCGATGGCTGCATATAGAACAATTCTAGCTCTTATTGCATATGACGATTGTGCATATATGTTGAATTCAGATGTCAGTGAATTAAGGATACTTTCGGCACTCGGCGATGATAGAGCATCGCTATTGTTGCCTGGCTGTATTACATTTGATTTAATTAAAACAACCGTTGACACTACAGCATAGATGTCATATAATAACTACTTAAACACAGTAAGACATTTTAATAAACACACAAAGGATTGATATGACAACCGAATATATGCACTATCGTTCTACACTGACTTCTTTCTCAATCGGCCAAAGTCGTGGCGCTACCTTAGCAATTACACCTAAGGATGCTAAGACTGTTCTCGTGTCCATTGCGTTATGTGGACCAAACGATATCTTTAGTAAGAAAATGGGCCGTACCATTGCTGCTGGTCGTTTGGAAGCATTCAAGAAGGGGCGTGATGCTGTTTCTAAGTATATCGTCGAAGTCGAAGTTGACGATATGAGTGAGATGAAAAATCGTGTTGCTGCTGCATTGGAACAAGATATGGTACAACAAGGATTGGTTTAAGGCGGCCCACTAATCCTCGATATTTAGGAGATTCGTATATAAATATGTGTTATGCACGGATTTATATACGAATGGACTAATACATCTAATGGACTAAAATACATAGGACGCCATCAAGGGACACCCGATGACGGGTATGTCGGAAGCGGGACAGTTTTTAAGAATTCATATAATAAGCATCCTGAGTTATTTGTTCGTAAAATTTTATGGGAAAGTAGTAATACGACTTCTACCGAAATTATACAAAAAGAAGAAGAGTATTTAAATTCTGTTACCGATGATGAATTATATTACGGTACGAATCGAAAATATTATAATCAGGTAAGAAATTCATCAGGATATACAGTCGATGATAACCCGATGAAACATCAAGAAATTATCGATAAAATGATGTCTACTCAAAAGAAGAATGGAACACATAAGAATCCATGGGAACGAGTAGTATTGTTATACGGACGAGAAACGGCATGTGCAATGAATGCTGATAAAATGATTCGTAATAAAAACGGTAGCGGAAATAAAGGTAAAGAGAAGACACAAAAACATAAGGATAACTTATCAGCAAGCATAACAAAAATGTATGAGGATAAGAAACAATTAGGTGCAGGGTGTGGACAAACAGGGCGGCCACGGAAAACAGATTATAACGAAATTGTTAAATTAGTAAAAGATAACGGAATGAAAAATGCTGCAAATATTTTATCTTTATCACTTGCAGCAATGAGTGGAAGATACTATAATGCCGTTAAAGCATTGAAGAAATAAGATTATGCGGGTATAGCCGAATAGGTATAGGCAGCAAACTTAAAATTTGCCGGAGAAATCCATGGAGGTTCGAACCCATCTACCCGCACCAAAGTTTGAATGTATTAGTGTAGAAGAACGATCAATAAAATGCACATGGTAAGTGCTAATCAGAAATGATTCCCGTAAGGGCTTACTAAGAGAAGGTGGAGAATCGGGACTCCTTCATACATTCATCATAATAAAATAGTTGTTATACAGGGGTAGTAGCTCAACTGGAATGAGAAAAATAGCGATTGATCATCGTGAACTATCTTGTGGTTGTTTGTCAGGAAATAATAGGAAATTGGAAAGCGCGCCAACAACTTATTATGAAATAGCAAACATACTAGAGCGATGGGCTAATAACCCAGATTATGTTGGTTCGAATCCAGCCTTACCCTGTATAACAATTTTCGGGTCATGTAGATCGGCATTCATTGCAAAGCACCTCTTATGAGACTCCCTACAATGAGCGGTTCGAACCCGCAATGATCCACCATTATTTAATGTAGAAAGCATAATATGAGCTCAATGCAATTAGATGTCCCACAATCCATATACGGGTCGGGTGAGTATTTTATCAATGATAAAATGTATGTATGGCTCATGAATTACGGACTTAATGCTAGGTATGAACTAAGTTATGGTCACGATGTACTAGGTAGATCTACGCGAAGTTCTATTTATAAGGTAGCAGGTATCGATAAGGTTGATGCTACTGCATTTGGAATTATGTTTCCTGGTTGTAATATCACACTACTCAGATAATCAAATATCGTGATGGTCGAGTAGTAACCGCAAGGATTCATTCATCTCTTTAATTTCGGCAAGCTGAGCGATAAGCATTGCATGGTCCTGAATTGCTCGTCTTTCAGATTTCTTATTCTGTACTTCCTGACCAACCATAATAACAGATAGTAATACAAGCTGTAAGAATGTCTGGGCTATCCATGATACGATAGCCCCGGTACCTAATGTAAGGGCGGTTGGTAAACTAACTAATGCTAAAATTCCAAAAGCGTATGAGCACCACATTGTGCTAACAACATTAGTCAATAATACAGCAAGTCGATTATTAAATTTTGAGACTTTAGATTTGAATGACATACGAAGTTCCTATTTATTATACAATATTTATCTTAAACTACCTCTTTATTTTATTCCCATATAGTGTTATAATACATTATGCACACAGAAGACGACACATTCAGAGTTTTAGCTCGACCAAATATACATGAGATGGCTAGGATGTATGCTGCGTGGAAGAAAAGTGAACAAGCTATGGGAACATTCAACACTCTTAAAAATATAGGTTTTATGAAATATTATGGGTGGCGCTGGTCCGACTTTTTAAGAGAAAGAAGTGCAGCTGGTTATCCAACTGTTTAATCGAGAATACCATGGCACAAAAATATTTCAGGTACGAAGTTCTTACTTTAGCAGAGTTTTTAATTGATATAAAAACACATTGCAACGATAAGAAAGAAAAGGTTCAACGGCCGAGCGGTAAGTGGGTTGGATGCACATCACTTCGGCTACGCACATTTTACCGAGCATCGAAGAAGCCGGGTGGCATTGTTTGTGTTGGATGTGGTATAGTAGCAACACATTTTGCTGTAGAATCCTCACCAGGTACATCATCGGCACATGTAAATCTATATGGTATGAAAGGTGATGCTGAAGTATTATTTACACACGATCATATCTTAGCCCGTGGATTGGGCGGTGCCGATAACCTATCCAATACACAAGTGATGTGTGCGCCGTGTAATAATAAGAAAAGCGTCGGAGAAACTAAAGAATTTAATCGTCGTAAGAAACTTGCAGAGGAATTAAGTAATGTCAAAATTGATGACTAAGTATTCCTATGCCGTGGAAGAAAAAACCGATGGTTGTCACATCACTGTAACTCGACAGTTGGATAATGTTGTTAGAGAATTTCGACTTGCAAGTGGACGCGATAAGACTGTAATGGAAAACTTTATGGGTAATATTACGGACGAGCAAGCCGACGGATATTTCCCTAAAGAACGGAAGAAGAAATGACAACCGAATGGTCTCACTTACCAAATGCAATACACATCGACCGAATATTGGCATCGCTAAAAACACATCCAGAGCAATGGAGTGCGGAATGGAGTGCGACATGGAATGCAGCAAGGGGTGCGGCTTGGGATGCGGCAAGGGATACGGCAAGGGATGCGACACGGGATACGGAATGGAGTGCGGCAAGGGATGCGGCATGGAGTGCGGCATGGAGTGCGGCAAGGAGTGCGGCAAGGGATGCGATCTTGTGTCTAATTGCATATGATGATTGCGCATACATGATCGAATCAGAAATCGGCGAACTGAAAATAATTGCTGCTTTTGGTGATGAAAAGGCTGTCTTGTTGTTACCAGCTTGTATTGCCCTTCATTCAATTAAAGAAGTTGCTTGACAACTACCATCTAACCGCATATAATATACACATGGACACTAAACAAGCACAAAACGCTATAAAACGGATAGAAGCAGCCGAAGCTAAACGATTGGCTAATGAAGAATCTAAACGTCAGGAAGCTATCGAGAAAGCTGCATATCTTGCATCATTGCCGAAGCGGCTGATGGATATGCAGGCATTGGCAATTTCGGTTGGTATCTCAGTGGATGTAACACTTACATCAACTGGACCGAGTGTGCAGTTTCATTATGAAACACGAACTGGCGGTATAAACGAAACACTGACATATACTTCCGAAGAATGGAAAGTCAATTATGTGCAGGATTCAATAAATAATTTGAAGGAAAAACAGGATGCTGCGGCGGCAAGAACTATTGTTGCGCGTGGTGTTATTTCTAAACTAAGCGTGGATGAAAAACTCGCTCTTAAAGAGAATATTTGGTTATTATGACACATAAACTAATCGCAGAAATTGCATCCGACAATAGCAAATTGTTCAAAGAAGCTGTTATCAATCGTGAAGCTAAATTAAGCAACAACGATTTCTTTGCTGGTTTGCGTTATGCATTGGATAACATTGATACATTCGGTGTTAAACAGGTGCCAGAGCGCTTCGGTGACGACGGTGCCGGTCTCAGCTTTAATGCTTTTACAGTGTTAGCAAATGCACTTATAAAACGTCAAGCCACCGGCCATCATGCTGCTACATTGATCAGACAATACATGGATATGGCTACCAACGAAGAATGGAACGGCTGGTATCGAAAGATTTTAATAAAAGACTTGGGTTCAGGCTTTAGCGAATCCACGGTGAATAAATCTGTAAAAGGAATTAATGAAGCATACGAGATTCCTGTCACACCTTACATGCGATGCTCTCTTCCAGAGAAATCAAATATGGAAGAATGGGATTGGGCCGAGGGCGTATATTCACAGATCAAAGCAGATGGAATGTTTGCGTATGTGAATGTGCGTCAGGATGGCTTTGTCTGGGTTACTTCGCGTGGAGGCACACTAATGCCATCCGGTGCGTTGGGTATCGAACAGGCAGCTAAAGACACCTTTACACACGGAACAAGCACACACGGTGAGCTTACTGTATATCGCAACGGTGTAATGCTAGAACGACAGATTGGTAATGGAATTTTGAATTCTCTTTCTAAAGGTGGCGAACTAGGTGCTGGCGAAGTTGTTGTGTATGATTGTTGGGATCAGATCCCGCTGTCATCCTTTGTTCCAAAAGGCAAATACGATCTTTCTTATCACGAACGATACACATTGCTGGAGTGGCAACTGGATGCAAGCAATTCTGATCAAATTAAATTGATTGAAACAAAGATTGTCTATAGTCCCGATGAAGCGTTAGCACACTATCGTGAAATGCGCAAGCGTAAATTAGAAGGTACTGTATGTAAGAGTCGCCATGCAATATGGAAAGACGGTACATCGAAGGATTTGGTCAAGCAGAAAGAAGTTATGGACATCGAACTTGTTGTTGTGGGTTTTGCACCCGGTAAGAATAAGAATAAGGATCTATTTGGATCACTTACTTGTCAGAGTGCAGATGCTTTACTTGAATGTGGTGCATCAGGCATAAGTGATGAGCTGCGTATCTATATCAGTAATCATAGAGAAGAATGGTTGGGTAAGATTGTTACTATCCGTTCGAATGGTATCATGTATTCGACTAAAGCTGGCAAACAACACTCGCTGTTCTTACCACGCTTAATTGAGGAGCGTGAAGATAAGACTGTTGCAGATACATTTGCAGAGATCGAAGCTCAATTTGCTGCTGCTATTGTTTAACCTTTTGACACAATAGCAGTAGAGTTGTATAATAAATACAGTTAGACAGTGATTAAAGGTAGGTGCATTGTAGATAATTTGACGCACGGAAGCATAGGAATAGGATGCTGCGCCAATGATCCCACCCTGTGCAATGCATCTTCCTTTAATTTCTGTCATAATATGTGGCTCTACTATTGAAGTATCCATATATTATAAAGGTGTGGCGCTAGAAATCTTATATTTGCTAGTTCGGGGTTTCAATTCCCCTTAGAAATTAAACGACTATCCGGAGAAGGATATGACCGTGTCCCACCCAAGAAGCACGGTGTAATATATGCGGGCATGTGATTGGAATGATCATCGCGTTCTTTGGTCGGTTAAGGTCCGAATAGACGGGAGCGTCGATAAACACTTAATAGAATAATGGTCACAACTGATGAGAGACCCCGATTTCTTCAGGAATGAAAGTCTCGAAACTGCACGGTTTGTAGAATCGTTCGGGATCCACTGGAAACAGGGAGATTCTCGCCGTGTTAGTATTGTGTATAGAACACAACCCACTGTTGGGAGATGATCGGTTATGACATCGCCAAACCAACATGGTATACTTTTATGGTCTTACATGTAAAGATGTAAGGTCTTGATAACATAAACTTGAGCGACTTTACTTGCCATGGAGATTTTATTCAAAGGTACCTAGCCCACCCCAATAGGGCGATATATGCCCGTACCACTTTCAGATACTAAAATATCCGAAATGTAATATAGATGATATAATATTAGAGAATAGTAAAGCAGTGCAAGGAAGCCTACATATAAATTATGTGGGCTTTTTTGTTTCCTGTTGACATCTTTTTATTTTCCTTATATAATATGTGTATATTAAATAACTGGAGTCGAACATGGATGTCTCATTTCTTACGCACACTAACGGAAAAGGACTGTGGTCCGAAGAAGCTCGATCAATCGAAATTGTTAAACTTTCTATTGGTTACACAAGTAAAACATATTATCCAGAGGATCCGTTCAATGGCGAATTGAGGGCCCATTTTATTTCCCACGGTTTTACTCCGAACTCTTGGAATGTTCCGGGCTACGGTTTAATCTATACTGACAAACTATGGTTAAAGGAATTAAAAAAGTCTTTACGTGAATTTGGTTTCAGCATAAAAGCTGTCCAAAATGTGCATTATTCTGAACAAGGTCTTCAAGGAGACGATTATGTTTCTATGGATATTGGGCCAGCATTTTGGGCATCATGGAAACGGTTAAACAAAACTAAGGAATCAAAATGAGAACTTTCGAAGTTTTAACTAGGATTCAGTCAGATAAGAATATCTCGGTTATCGTCACTGATGCGACAGAGAAAGAGATGAGCGAAGGGTCACACCGTGGTATCGTTGCTGAGTTTCCTTTTGGGGTGGTCCACGAAGAACACGAACAACGGATCAGGGCACAAGAATTGCGTGATTTGTTAAATAGTGACAAAATAATTTACTAAGGTTTAGCATGTTATATTATATGGTTGTATATCCTCGAGGTGATAGGCAAAGACTTATTGTGGCTCAAGTCCGCAGCTATGAAATGTCAGATTGGGACCTTGCATCAAAACGGCAATTCGATGATGAAGACGAGTGTCGCGAATATATGCAAGAACTTGCGGTAAAAAATGGTTTATTTAACAGTGGTATATTAGATTAAGGAATCAAAATGAAAACTAAACTACTTGCATTTATCGTTGCTGCATCAATGTTATTGGCTGGTTGCGATAACGATAAAGTGATTGATGGTAAGCACTACGAAACATTTGGTGTTGCGAACGAAGAAACACATCGCGATCCAAATATCCAATATGAGCTGAGTGCCAGTTCAGTAATTTGGGCAATCATCTTATGCGAAACAATCGTTGTGCCTGTTTACATTATTGGATGGGATTTGTACCAACCAGTCAAAGCTAAAGTCGTGAGCAAGTAATGGCATCGATCCAAGCTATCACATTCTCGATGCCACCAGCGTTAGTGAATAAGATTGCTGTTATTAAAGCAATCCGATCACTAACAGGAACTGGATTAAAAGAAGCAAAAGATGCTTCCGAATATCAGGGCCCACAGACATGGGAAGTTCGCACAACATACATGGATGGCCCAGATTATCAATTTGAAATCGAAGGATTCATTCGTATCCTTGTTTCGAATGGTGTTCAAGTGCAGAATTCGGTTTATCAAATCTTACAAGAGCTTCGTGAGCTTGGTTCACAAGCATTGTTACAAGGTGAGGATGAATTGGCTAACGAAATTTTACAATTAGTGTTGGCTGAAAAGCTACGGAGATATCCGTGAACATTACGCTATGGTATAAGCAGAATGAAAAGAAGGAGTGGATATATAATCACTACTTCGTTGGATACGATAGCGTAACTAAGCCGACACCGTTGCACGAGAACCATGTTAAAACATGGAAGAGCGGTAAATGGGCATGTGCCGATGCATGAATGGTAGATTCTGTAATCATCGATATACAGCCGATGGTTGAGTGTTTGTTATAGTTTCTTTTTGTGACTTTGTCTATACCAATCATCGCCGGGACAATCTTTTTGTCGTTTTTGATCAACTCCGTTACACCACCACACCCATCCGACTTGTGATGGTCGATCCTTCATCTTAGCGCGTGTTTCTTCGGACCATTTCGGATGTGGAATAGTTGACTGAATTATAGACATCTTTAATTTAGATTCTTCTGTATGTCTTCGCCCCGTAGCCGACCTAGATTTCTTCTTACGAGTGTCATCCGAATCTACCTTGCCACGATGTATGTCTCCAATCTTTTTCCTATGTTCGTCCGATAAGGGTTTTCCTATTCGTATATTCGACATTTTCTGTCGAAATTCGTCTGTTATAATCTTATTCTGTTGAGCTATTGCAGATTCTTTTCTTAAGTATTCGTATGATCGACTACTAATCTTATATTCGGTGTGGGCAGGATGTTTGCATAGGAATCTAGCAGCATGTACCATTTGATATTTCTGCCGACCAGTTACCATTTTAGTCAATAGTAAGTGACATATAAAGTGTTCTTTTGCTGTTAGTATTACTAAATTTATAGTATCGTTAGTACCACCGAAACATTTTGGAATAATGTGATGTGTCTCAGTATATCCAGTTATTATCCTGTCACTGGCATTTGATATTATGTTATTATACCACGTGGTATATTTATTGACTAAATACATTGCTGACACTCCTCTTAGTGTTAGAGTCCGTAGACATTGGCGTGTCGTGACGGATACTATTATTTATCTATAATATACCTGTTGACGCAACTTTTTAGCACTGTTATAATTACTGTATACCAAATAACGGGAGTACGATATGAGCAGAACTAAAGCAATCAATGATTACTGCAAAATGTGTATTTATGACCCTTTAGTCGCAGGAACATATAGGGAGCAAATTCAAAATTGTTCAAGTGAAAAATCCTGTCCACTCTGGCCGTACCGTCCAGTGTCAGTTGCAATGATCAATGCCAACCGTAAAATTAAGTTGGATACAGCGGCAGTTGATGCGCTAACCGATGGCCTGGAAGATGACGAAGAAAGCTAATATGATACCTAAATTCATATGCTGGCTGTTCGGACATAAATTTTACATGGAGGGAATATGCAGCCAATGAATATAACTATGTCATACATAAGGCTGATTATTGTGCTCGATGTGGTGCGGATTTAACGAATAAGTTTAACAAGGAATAGCATAATGGAATATCAAGTCTTCCAACTCGATCCTAGATATGTTCGGGAACATATGGGCGAAGTATTATTCGAAAGTGATGACCTCCATGCTGCAATAAGTTTCGCCAGCGATCATCATGATTCCGCAAAAATTGAAACATGTGTTTGGCAACCACGCACACAAGGTTATCGCGATTTATACTTCAGTGCCGACCGTGAACTTGTTGAAGTGGTAGAACCAAAGATAAAGCTTACTAACGAACAAATTCATAATCTTAAAAAATGGATTCGTAGCCAAGCATATACGAATAGCAGCGGAACCGATGGCAAAAATTATTTACTAGAATCCGAATTGATTACTTTTTTACCAAAGGCAATCGAGCGTATCATAAACAACGAAGATCCACACAAATGAGCACGCCGTGGGATGACTTACCGAACGCAATACATATCGAGCGTGTGTTAGAGTCGTTGCGAAAGTATCGGCATCAATGGAAACAAAAGTCACGAACACGTGAAGAACAAAATAAACGAAAAGTAGCAAGAGCTATCACACGGCGAGTTCTTGTACCACTCGAACGGCGAGTAATCGCATCAGTTGCACGTGAAACAGCATGGTCAATGGGTTATGATGCAGGAATAGATGTAGTAACATGTTTGATTGCATATGACGAGTGTGCATATATGATGGATTCGGAAGTCGGCGAATTAAAGATACTTGCTGCATTCGGCGATCCTAGAGCAATAATGTTATTGCCAGCATGTATTGCCTTTCACAAAATTAAGGAATTAGAATGTGCAAAATTAAAGTTGGAAGTAAAGTAAAGATCCTACGTCAGGATATCTTTCACTTACGACATAGACCGAATCGAAACGGTATTGTAACACATGTGGATGGTGCTTATGTAACCGTTCGACCAATGTGGCTCACTTGGACAATTGAACTGTTGACAAATGAAGTTAAGGAAGTAACGTGACTACTGCATGGGAACATTTACCAAATGCAAGACATATTGATAGGATATTAGCCTTAGCTAAAAACCGAGGGGCTTGGGCCGATGCGCATTTTCCGGGAGATCGTATATTTGCGTTTGATCTACATGATAAAATTCGATGTGATATCATACGCAACGGCTCATGGGAATCTTTAGCATTCGAAAAATTCAATTTAGGAAATCATTGGTCGCCTGCCTGGTTTGCATTATTAGCATTGTTATTATTTGATGACTGTGCATACATGTTAGAGTCGGACCCAGGTGAGTTAGCAATACTTGCTGCATTTGGCGATGAACGGGCTAAGTTACTATTACCAGCATGTAAAATATTAGATAACGAACGGAGAACACTACACTATGACATTCCTTGGTAAAACAATTCAGCTAAAAGGCGTATCACAAAAGGGCAAGAATCGTGTGCGCGAGCAAGGGCACGAATGGACTGTATTGGCTGAAACCGATGTCGTTCTTTTTTCGCCATCTAAGAAAGGCCCTTGGTTGTTTGTTTGCCCTGTTGGTAAAGATCAAAATGATAAATCGTCACGTTGGATTAAAGCAACAGATGATGCAGATTTTATAATCTTATTATAATCGGTAGGTTGACATCTTTCTGACTCAAGTATATACTTTAAATAAGGTAGCAGGACAAGCTTGTTACCTAAACACAACACACACAAACTGGAGTTTATTATGTCTAAGAAAAATGCCGCAGTCGTTGCAACAAATGTATCAACAGAAACAATCGTTACCGTCGCTGCCGTCGTGAAAGCACCATCCAAGAAATCGCTTGCTCAAGTAATTTTTGATGCAAAGATTGTCGAAAAAACACAAGGCCTGTATGCATCCAATAAAGACTTCCGCGCTGCTACTTTAGCTGCTATCGAAACTGGCGTTGGCGTATCACGCGCATCGGCTTCCACAATGTATAATTTCTTTAAATCCGAAATTGAGAAGGATAAAGTTATCACCCTCGGGCGTGATCCAAAGAAAGCCAAAACACCATCCACTGGCGTGCGTGGTCGTCCAGCTGGCAGCACCAACAAAGCTAAGGCAGAAGTAACTGTCGCAGAACCTGTCGCAGA